TGGGTAAGAGAATCTATACAACATTATAGATGGTTAATTCAACATGGTTTAGAGATATGTGATGAATTTGAAAAACGATATGGTAAAAAACATAAAACAAAAGATGTACTTGAATGGTTACAATATAACGAGCCTAATATCCCTGATACCGGATTTGTTAACCCTCCTCAGTGTATGCCAGACGAATTCAAATTAGAAGATACTATAGATGCTTATAAGAATTTTTATATTAATGATAAAGTTAAAATAAAAAAATTAGATTGGAAAAAATTAAATAATAAACCAGAATGGATAAAAGAATTGTAATAGTAGGAGCAGGAGTAGCAGGTGTAAACGCAGCAACAAAGCTTGTTGATAATGGATATCCTGGAGAATTAATCACAATTATTGATATGGGTAAAGATCCATACAAACGTTTACCTGAGGAAGTAATGACAGGTTTTCTTGGTGCTGGAGGTTGGTCTGATGGTAAATTAACTTACCATACAGCAATTGGGGGTCAATTATCAAAATATACAGGTGAGGATAAAGCAATGGAATTGATGGATCAAGTGATTACCAATTTCAAACGTTTTCACCCTAAACCTGAAGAAGTACAATGTTCAAACCCTGTTGAGGAACCTGAATTTATTAAACCATATTTCGGTTTACGTTTATTCCCAGTATGGCACGTTGGAACAGATTATTTATCTGAAATTGCTAAAAATTGGTATGATTATTTAGTATCTAAAGGTGTTGTATTTCATTGGGAAACTAAAGTAGAATCTATTGATTTTACAGATAACCGAGCTTACACACACAATACCGACATCACATATGATGAACTTATTTTCGGTGTAGGTAAATCAGGTATTGACTTTGCTCAAGAATTAGCTCAAGAATATAAACTCCCAGACGAACCTAAATCAGTACAAATTGGTGTTCGATTTGAAGCACCACAAGAACACTTTCAAAAACTAATTGATATTTCATATGACTTTAAGTTATATAGAAAATTTGATAATGAAGGAGTATCATTACGTTCATTTTGTACAAACAATAATGCTGCTTATGTTGCTGTAGAAGAAACATATGGAGATCACAGTTACAATGGTCACGCTAAAAAAGACGAAGCGTATCGAAACAACATGACTAACTTTGGTATTTTGATGGAAATTAATGGTATTGAAGATCCATTTACTTGGTCACGTGAAGTTGTTTCTAAATTACAATCAAACGGAACTGGTTTGTACTATAGTCCATCTCGTCAACCATCAACAACATCTGAAGGCAATGATGTAACTTCAACTCAAATTAGTTTAGATACACTTACTCATGTTGTAGAACCTGCAATGGGTGGTTATTTTAAATATGTGATGGATTTTATTATGGATATGAAAAAAGTATTCCCAACATTACAAGATGATTGGGGAATGTACATTCCTGAAGTAAAATATTTGTCACCTGAGGTAAAAGTAGATTATAGTAATCTTAGTCTAGTAGATTATCCTAACGTACATTTCGTAGGTGATGCTTTAAGTGCAAGAGGTATTACAGTGTCAGGTGCACAAGCAATTTATGTAGTAGAAAGTTTTTTAAAATAAAGTTATGAGAATAGGTTTTTGTGGTACAATTTCAGTTGGTAAAACAACACTAGTTAATGCATTAAAGGAATTACCTGAATTTGCTGATTATGAATTTCGAACTGAGCGTTCAAAATATTTACGTGATTTAGGTATTCCATTGAATACTGATTCAACATTAAAAGGTCAATTTGTATTTTTTGCTGAACGTTCAAGTGAATTATATTTAGAAAATGTAATTACAGATCGTACAGTAATTGATGTAATGGCATTTACACGTTCAGCTGTTTCAATTCCATATTTTATAGCCGATACAATAAACGAGGCTGCTTCGCATTTATTGCGCGAATATGATTATATCTTCTATGTTTCACCTGAGGGTGTTGAATTGGAAGACAATGGTGTTCGTACAACAGATATGGAATATCGTAAAGAAATTGATAAAGAGATTTGTAAACTTATCGAAAAATATAAAACTAAAATTCCTCATTTTGCTAGACTATCAGGTACTACCGAGGAAAGAATCGAGAAACTTAAAAGAGTAATAGGACTCTAATATTTATAAATAAAATTAGACAATGAAAAAATCCCGTTTACTCGAAATCATACGTGAAGAAATTTCAACTGCTTTAACTGAAATAGAAAAAGGAGAAATTGAACTTCCTAAAGGTACTAATACAACTACTGCTAAATCTTATACTGATAAAGGATTTGATGTTAAATTTGTAGACCCTGCAACAGGTAAAATGGTCCAAAAAGAAGAAAAATATAAAAAACTAGCTGAAAAATACCAACTTGATGAAGAAACCATCAATGAAATGGCTAGTATCAAACAAACTATAGATGGTTTAAAAGCTTTAGGGGATGAAAGAAACGAAATAGTTACAAAAGTTGCCCAAGATACTTTAAACCAGTTTAAGAAAAACCCAGCAATAGCTTCAGATGGTAGATTAACTAGAGAGTTAGAACCAAATGAATATCCTAATAAAAAAGATAGAAAAATATCTTATAGTACTGAATTTCTTAAAAATTATAAAGCAGAAACAGGAAAAGACTTTAATGAGCTTACTTATGAGATTGAATCTAGATGGGAAAAAGAAAAACCAGGAGAAAAATTACCTTTTAAGTCCCCAGGTCTTGCCGCAAATACCACTGACAAAGATGCTGCAAACCAAATTTTAGGAAAAATTCCTTCTCCAAAAGGTCCTAAACCTAAAGCTAAAGCAGAACCTAAAGCAAAAGCAGAAAAAACACCTAAAGCAAAAGTAGCTACTCGCACAGCTGGAGATGACGGATTTGACGATGTATCATACTCAGATGTAGACGGTGAAGACAAAGAAGCAATTCAATCTATGGGAAGTGATTCAACAGCAAAAGCCTTGGGTAATTTAGCTACAGGTAAAGAAGAAACATTTAACAGAATTTTAGGTTTAATAGCTAAATATAAAGATAATAAAGCTTTAGTTGATGCCTACATTTCCAAAGCCGAAAACGAATACAAACTCCCAGCTTCATTATTAAAACAATTAAAACTTGCTGCTGGTAGAGACGTAAAAATATGATCTTAAATAAAACATTCCAACTAAAGTTATCCCATCTTATCATAGGTGGGATACTTTTATTGTTACTCGTATTTTTAGTTAAATGTAAACCAACACCTCCACAAACAAACAAATACGATAAAGAAAAAAAAGAGATTGAACGTTTGAAAGGTCAAATTACATTATTGAAATTTGGTCAAAAAGTTTTAAACAAACAATTAGATCAACAAAATCATATTGTTGATTCATTGAGTATAGAAATTAAACATACCGAAAAAGAGCTACAAACAACACGCACATATTATGGCAACAAAATTAAAGATCTTACTAGTGCTTCTAATACTGAGCTCGATCAGTTTTTCTCAGACCGTTACAGATAAAATTTGTTTTTCACACGATAAAGCACGAGCAATTGCAATTGACCTTACACGAGGTGATTCTGCTATTGCTGAGTTAAAAGTTGTAAACAAAATGGTATGGCAGTTGAATGAAAAAATTGACGCCAAAGATAGCACAATCAGCATTTACATATCTAAAGAAAAAAATTATCTTAAGCAAGTAGCAGACTATGAAAAGATTGTTACTGTACAAGATACTGTAATTAAAGGATTAGAAAAAGACGTTAAAGATCTAACTCGCAAAAACACTAACTTAAAGAAAGGTATTAAATGGTTAGGTGGAGGATTCGTGTCTTCCATACTTATTCTTCTTACATTTACCATAATTAAGTAATGGAAGAAAAAAGTTTAAAACAAGTCGTCCGCGAGGAGTATATAAAGTGTGCCCAATCACCGGCATATTTTATGAAAAAATACTGCCAGATCCAGCATCCGAAGCGTGGGCGAATGCCTTTTAACCTTTATCCATTCCAAGAAAAAGTACTTACCCTATTTCAAGAGAATCCTTACTCAATAGTACTTAAATCTCGCCAGTTAGGTATCTCAACATTATCTGCAGGTTATTCTTTATGGTTAATGATATTCCATGAAGATAAAAACGTACTTTGTATTGCAACAAAACAGGAAACCGCTAAAAACATGGTTACCAAGGTAAAATTTATGTATGAAAATTTACCTTCTTGGTTAAAATTTGCAAACAAACCTGACGAGGCAAATAAATTAACACTTCGACTACCAAATGGATCTCAAATTAAAGCAGTTGGTGCATCAGCAGATGCAGGTCGATCAGAAGCCGTTTCTTTATTGATTATAGATGAGGCCGCCTTTATTCACAACATTGGTGAGATTTGGGCCTCAGCTCAACAAACCTTAGCTACAGGTGGTGGATGTATTGCATTATCTACACCTTATGGTACAGGTAACTGGTTCCATCAGACATGGGTTTCCGCTGAAATGGGTGAAAATAGTTTTTTACCTATTAGATTACCTTGGGAAGTACATCCTGAACGAGACAAATCTTGGAGAGACCAACAAGATGCAGATTTAGGTGTTCGAATGGCAGCACAGGAATGTGACTGTGACTTTACAACATCGGGTGATACAGTATTCACCCCTGAAGATA